TGTTAAAAGTTGTTGTACCGCTGGTTGAATCCATTTGGCCATCGCTGGTCCAATCCCAGACATATCTGTTGCTGATTTTGCTAGCATAGGTGTTGGTTGTAACTGCTAGTCCGTTTGTTGCTGAAACATTACCTGTAGTACCAATAGTAAAGTTAGTAGTACCGTTAACAGCAGTTACCTGCACTACGCTACCAATGTTTGCGCTTGGGCTAGTCCAAATCACATAGTCACCAACACGTGGGAACTGTACTGGGCCAGTAACTGCTGTACGTGTGTCAAAAGTTACTACAGTACTTGTTGCTCCACCAGCTACGTTAGCTGCTGCAATATTAGCCGCACCGCCGTTTAATGTAATTAAAATGTTCATTTTGCCAGCTGTAACGTTTGGACTATTCATTAGTGTACAAATACCTTTGTTGCCAAGAGCATCTTGAACACGGAACTTGTGTGAACCTTTTTGTGTAAGAATACTGCAAGTCTGTGAACTTGCACCATTGATATATGATTGTCCTTGAATTTGACGACCCGGTTGACTGGTTAAACCGCCAGTACCACCAACGTATGAACCATTAATATATTCTGGACCTGTATAACGGTCGTGCATCTGACCGCTTGAATCTGTTTGTGTTATTTTTAATTTTGCCATTTTAATTTCTCCTTTAGATTAGCGTTCTAGGCTACTCGCGGTTGGCACCGACAAGAGTTACTCTGTGTGAGCGAACAAGTATATTTATTGTATTTTGCTAAAAAGGTAGTCGGCCCAAAGCTGGTGTCCGGCTGGATTTGGATGGCAAGTGCTGCCTTTGAGATTATAGGTGCTGGCTCCTAAAAATTGCCAGCGTGTTTCTACTACTGACATAATATTTAAAAATTCTATCTTTTGTGCGTCTGTGGTAATGTATTTGTTGTTTAATGCTCCAGTGCTTAATTGACCAATAAAAGGAACAGGACGTTGGTAATTATTAAATTTAAACAGGTCTTGCATAACATCACACCAGGTTTTATCTAATAACAAAGGACTAGTGTTCCAGCTGTCAGTAAACGCTCTAGAAACATGTGCCTGCACAAAAGGCAATCGGTTAAAATACGTTTCTAAATTACCAAACAAATAACTTTCTACACTTTTTAAAAAATCTACTATGCTGTTACTTTTATTCCACATTTCACGATACGGATCTTCGACATTTATTCTGCGTGTATAGTTTGCTTCACGTAAATCTTCGGTTAAGGTAACAACAACAATAATTTTTTTATACTGATCTTTTACTCGATGAAAGTGCTGTTCTACATCTTCTAACTGTTCCAGCATCCAATAATTGCTACAGCCCGGTCGTGCAAGATTGACCCAATCAGCTAAAAGTTTGTCAGCTAATTTACGTCCAAATATCTGCTGCAATCGAACAGGATCGTTGTTATTTTTGTCCCAATCAATGGAACCAAGGTGATCCCCCCAGGTCCAAGAGTCGCCAACTGTGACCAGTAGCGTATCTTTTTCCTGCATGTCTTCGGTATACCATTGTCTGAAGCTGTATATGTTGTCTGGACTCCAACCTGTTAATGCATGGTCTATGCTGTCTTCAAAAGTAAGGTTGTTATAAAATTTAAACATTAAAAATCTCTAATATTCTGTTATCGTATTTGATAGTATTGATGCATTGTTGATTATGTATAAAAATATTTTTATTTTTCAAATATAACTTTGGTAAATTTTGCATTATTAATCTTTTAAATTCTTCAGTTACTGCTTGAAATCTTTTTTCAGGATCTTTGATAGTATCAAAACTGTAATCAACAAAGTTGGGTAATTGAAAACCCATATTTTGTAAACGCTGTATTGTTCCTGGATTACTAAATGGTAATATAATATGCCCTTTTAGTAAAGGTTCAAATGTTTTTTCTGTTATATGTATTAAATCTGTTTCTAAGGAATTGCTTTCTACATAGATGCTAATGTAACTGTCTAGGTAAAATTTATCTGGCACAGGAACAAATGCACCGTTTATGGTAGTCTGTTCTAGTGTGATGCCACGAGAACGATTGCTAACATACCCATTGTAGTTTTTTACAAATTCATACAATTTGGTTCTATAGCCATATTCTCTACCAGTTAAACTTAAAAATGTTTTACTACGACCACTGGTAAAATCTAATTTATTTAATTGGTATTTGCCTTGCATATAGTGGTGTAAGAATAAATTTCCAGGTATTGATTCTGTGTAATAGGCTTTTATTCTGTTCCACATAAAATCCCAAGCTATTATTTTTACATTTTCTAAATATAAATTAGAGCTTTGATTTACAGTTAGATATATTTTATTTGTATGATCAAACTCGGCGATAAATTTGCAAAATCTACGGTGGTCTCCATCACTGGTATTAACCAAATCATAAAATATAACAGTCTTATGTGCCTGTGCTGTTTGTGTTGCCTGCTCAAGCCAAGCATCATTGTGCAGGTTGTAATGATTGTTTAGTGGGAAAAAATAACAATCCCGGCTGATATTATTAATATCTGAATTTAATAGACTAAGGTGATAGCCTATATCATCGCCTTCAATTCCTTGTGTAATGTTTATCATAAAAATTTAATAGAATTTCTGCTATTCTTTGATGGCCAAGTTGATTAGGATGAAATAACTTACCTGCAAAATATTTGTTATTTCTTATATCAGGTTGACTATATTCTTGTCCTGTTAGTGTTTTTGTCAATGATTCGGGATAGTAGTTAAGACTGCTGTTGTATAGGTAATCAAAATAACTAAAAAATATAACGTCAATATTATTTAACTGACAGTAGTTTTCAAATAACATTATTGTCTGTTGTAATATAAATTGATTATATTCTGTGCATTCAACTAAACTATACAGTTCGTGTGCTAGTGTATTAAATTCATTTACTACGCCCGGGGGACGCCCAGAAAAATGAATATCTACTGTGCGATAGTTTGCTTCGGGTGTTATATTAACAAATTCGTTTAATTGATTGCTATAACTTAAGTATCGTGTTGTTCCGGATAATCCAACCATAAAAATTTTTTTATAGTCGTGATATTCTTGGGCTTGTTCTAGGTATTGAAATAATTGTACTGTTAGGTGTCCAATACTGCTTGCCGGGCAACTTAAATTAAGTGTAGCCCAGGTCTGTTGATTGCCTAATACAGTGGTCCAATTACAGTCGCGCGGTAAATCGAGTTCAGATCCAAAAGTCCAGCTGTCGCCGAAACTTACTAGTAGAGTGTTCATACTATTACTTAGCCAACAAAAAAGCGCCTTGCGGCGCTTTTTGTACCTTCCCATCCCTGGGTAAGTTTATTCCGATTACTGGAATGATAGATTTGCAATACTGATTTCGCTTAAGTAGTCGCCAGCGTTTCCTAAAGAAGACGCTGTGTTTGTTAACTCTACATAACCATATCTGGTCATAAAGCCAACTACTGGTTCGAATGTACTTGGATCCAATACAACACCAGAACTCATCAATGGAATATATGGGCAATAGAACGCAGCTGCATCAGCTTCGCTAGAACCTTTATAACCAACTAATACTGAAGTTGAATCGTTAGCATAGCTATTTACATAGATACGCATAGCACCATTTAATGTACCAACAAACTTAGTGTTTGTAGGTGCTTCAAATGTACCTTCTGTTGTACGTGCAAATGCTGATGTTGTAGCACTTTGTAGTACTGTTAATGCAGCTGGACTTACAATCGCCCAGTTACCAGCACCACGACGTGTACGTTGTGCAATTAAGTTTGCACTACGGTTGATCAATACTGCTAAAGCAGCATGCTCGTCACCAACGAAAGTTGCTGTACCAGAAACTGCTGATTGGTCAAAAGCGTAATCAGTTGCAGCTAAAGATTGTAGTGAGCCAATAATTTCTTGATCGATCTCAACTGTGATCTCTTGTGCTAATGCAGCCATGATTTCTGCTTCAACATCTAAACCGTGCATAGATTGTGCATCTTGCGCAGCTTCAAATGTCCAACGAGCTGACAACTTACGTGTCTTAGCTTCAACAACTTGTTTCAAGATTTGAACGTTTAATCTGTTACCAGGTACACCTTCTAGTGTAGCTGTGCTTGATGGGTAACCGTTATTGCTACCACCAGCTGTTGCACCAGAGTAAGCTGTTGCGATCTTGAATGGTGATAATGCTTCATCACCTGCTACTGTACCTGTTGCACCACCAGTACCTGTAACGTTATCTGTATAACGTACACGTAATGTATGAATTTGAGCAACTGGACCAGTCATTGGCTGAACACCAACGATTTCGTTTGCAATAACTGTAGGCATTACACGACGAATAACTGGTAGAATTACGCGATTCAATGTTGCTACGTTACCTGCAGTTGTAGCACCAGCTGTTGCGTTCTCCATCAAACTCTTACGTGTATTTTCTAGAATTACTGCCATTGTAGTTCTTTTAGAACCATTTAAGCCTTCTAGCAGAGCGTCTTTTGTCTCGCCCCAACGGCTTTCTAATAATGCTTGTGTCATTTCTTTTTCTCCTTTTTAGGGTTAAGTCACTTTAGCCCTGCTAGTCTGCGTAAGTCGATTACATTCGTATCAACTTCTACAGGTTTAGCAGATTTATCACCAGTTACTTCTGAACGTGATTCTGTTAAAACTACTTGCTTTTCAGCAACTGGCTTAACAGAACTGTTGTTCAAAACAGCCGGTAGATACTTATCAAATGCAGACTGTAACTTATCGTTCTGCACTGATTCGAGAAGTTCGCTCATTACAGCAGCCTTCTCTTTGTTTAAAGGTTTCAACAGTTTGCTTAGTGTTTCTTTGCGCTCTGCAGATTCTTTAATGATCTTGATTTCTTTTTCTTTTGATTCAACTAATACAGCTTTTTCAGCAGCAGCTTGTTGAGCTTCAGCAACTAATTGCTTTGTCTCTTCTAGTTGTGCCTGTAACTTAGCAACTTCTTTGTTCTCATTTAGGTGAGTAACAGCAAATTCGCTAGCAAAAGCTTCAAACAGACGACGACCAAACATGTTCTCACGAGCAAATTGGATGTCTTCTTTTAGTTGAGTCATTTCAGACTCTAGTTTAGTAGTAACTGATTCTTTAACAAGTTCAGCACTGCGTTTAATAAAAGCACTTTGTAGCTCGGCTAATTTTTCTTTAGCACCAGCAACTAATTGTACTTTAGTTTCAACAACGGCACGCTTGTCTGCTTCAAACTCAGAAATTTCTTCAGCTAAGGCTTTGATTACAAACTGTTCAAGTTTAGCAATGCTATTCTCGTAATTTTTGCGATCTGCACGTAGCTCTTGTATTTCTTCAGCAAGTTTAGTAACCATAAAGTTATCAAACTTACCTGCTGATTCTACCATGCGAGAGTTAAACTTTGCACGGTCTTCAGCTAGAGCTTGTTTTTCTGCTTTGAACTCTTGGATCTCAGCATTTAAGGATTCAGTAACCATTTTGTCTAGAGCTTCAACCATAATACTTTTGTCATGTTCGTAACGGCCAGCGAACTCTTCACGCAATTCTGCGCGAACTTGCTCACGTGCTTCATTAATTTGTGATTCCCAAGCTTCGCTTATGGCTTGCTTAGTATCTTCGTTAATGATTCCGCTGTCTAACAATGGTTTGATAGCATCTAACATTGGATATCTCCTATAATTTTAAATCTTTGATTAGGCCCACCACAGCCTGTTTCAAATACTTCTGTACTTTTTGATCGGCGCTTGCATCACGTGCTATTTCGAACACTTGTTGCCCGCCGCGCATATTCATTAGGCCTTCATAGATTGCTTTAGGATATGCGTTTGGTGCACTTGGTTGCGCTACGATGTCGACGGTAACGATTTCAAAGTCGCTAACGTGTCCACTTCCTTCATTTACCTGCCCCGATCCTCGGCTGCTAACACCCAGTTTAACACCACTTGTAATCATAGCTTCTACTAGTTTGCCCATTGGGGTAGGTAATATTTTTAACTTGCCAAATCCAGTGGGACCGTCCATCCACATCTTGTTGATCATGTGGCTTACACGGTCCAGGTTTATCTTTA